GCACACTCCACAGAGAGTTAGAAGTGGTAGGCTCTACGCATGGAGCTTGTACCGCTAGAGGAAATTCATCGTCAGCTAAAGAACCGTTACGACACAAGCGGGTTTAGCCACTATGTTATTCGCACCGATTGGCAGATTATCCGGCGCATAGGCGTTCATCCCGCGCTCGCCACAGTTCAAGATTTAGAGAAGGTAGTCCTATCGGCTACCAAGCAAAGCACCAAGGCAAACTATGTTTCAAGGTTGCGCTCAATATATAACCACTTGAACAAGATGGATTTGGTCAACGGCAACGACCCTGCCAAAGACCTACCTAATGTCAAGGCTGGTCGAGGCGTACCTAAACCCGTGACTAAAGCAGAGTTTGAAAAGCTTTTAGCAGAAGCCACACAGCCTTACCGCGATTGGTTCATTTTGGGTGGGATGGTCGGACTTCGCGCACATGAGGTTGCCAAGATAGAAGGCGCTGACCTGATTGAAGATAATGGCGGTTACTCACTTCGCGTTATCGGCAAGGGCAAAACAGATTTAGTCATACCGGTAGCCACAAGAGTTGCTGAGATGATTAAGAGCTACAACACACTTGGCAGGTTATGGGTTATTGACCCTAATAAGTTCTCTGCTAAAGCGGCTAATGAGATGCGCAGGATTCTTGGCCCTAACGCCAAGCACTTCCACTCATTGCGCCATTACTTTGCAACAACAATGCTAGAAAAGTCAAACGGCGATTTACTAGCGGTTAGAGATTTGATGCGCCACGCATCGGTAGCGACAACGCAGGTCTATACACAACTATCACAAGACCGAACGCGCTCGCTAGTCAATTTGATAGAGTAGGCAAATGAATTTAGTCCAAAAGGCGGTTGGACAGGGTGGCAAGTTAGCTCCCTTAGCAATACCAGGAACATTTGGCGGAATGAATCCATCGGTCTTTATTGACCCTGACGGCGATATTCTCGTTAATGTTCGAGTAGTCAATTACATTCTTTATCACTCAGAGAACGAGCAACGCTTTCCCTCTCGTTGGGGGCCACTTGCTTATCTACATCCTGAGAAAGACCAACGGCTCGTTACCGAGAATTATGTGGTCAGACTCAATAGCAATCTTGAAATAACAGATTGCGCCAAGGTAGAGATGCTAGAGCTACATCAACCCATTTGGGAGTTTGTAGGACTTGAGGATGCTCGCCTTGTATATTGGGATGACTACTACCTCATAGGCGTTAGGCGCGACACTACAAATAACGGCGTAGGTCGTATGGAGAAAAGCAAAGTATCCATAGACAAAGATACTTGGACTATCAAAGAGATTTCCCGCGAGCGCATAGAAGTTCCATCGCAGTCATACTGTGAGAAGAACTGGATGCCGATAGTTGACAAGCCTTTTCACTTTGTTAAGTGGCATAGCCCTATTGAGGTTATGAAGGCAGAAGGCACGATGGCGCAGCAGGTAGCTCTTAAACAGGGCATACAACCTGAGAAAGACCAGCGCGGAGGCTCTCAACTTATTCGTTGGGGTAGCGTGTATATCGCTATCACTCACGAAGTAGATTTATTTAAGAATTACCTTCAGCAAAAAGATGGCATTTATCGCCACAGACTTTGCGTATATGACGATGACCTAAACCTTGTCGGCATATCACCTGAGTCATTTAGTTTCCTAGATGGTCGGATTGAGTTTTGCGTAGGCGCTGCTGAGTATGAAGGCGATTTACTTGTATCTTTTGGCTTTCAAGATAATGCCGCTTTTGTGCTTCGTGTTCCTCGTAGTATTGTTGAGGATATGATTGCGGAGGCGCTATGAGTAGTTGTTATTGGTGTCATGGAGAAGGCATACTTCAATCAGGCGAAGAATGTCCTTGCTTTACTAACGCTTGCGAATGTCAGTATTGCCGCAAATGACACTTGAATCTTTAGTAGTGGATTTATCGCATGACCCTTTCAACCCTGAACTAAACTTTCAGGTTGCCCAGGCATACGATAAAGAGAAGCAAACAGCGAGCGCAGTATCGTTCTATCTAAGAACGGCTGAGTACGGCAAAGATTCACACCCTAGCCTTGTTTATGTGTCACTTCTCAAGCTTGCTAAATGCTTTGAAGAGCAGAACGACAGACTGCATACAGTTTCTAATTGCATCCTTCAAGCGGTCAGCTATTTGCCTTATCGCCCTGAAGCGTACTTTTGGATGGCTAGATTTCACGAACGCCAACAAAATTGGCAAGAGTGTTACACATGGGCGCGTATGGGTGGCAATCAAGCCATAAACACACCGCTTCCTGATGATGTTGATTATCACGGGACATATTGTTTGATGTTTGAGCGGGCCGTATCTGCCTGGTGGATTGGTCGCAAAGACGAATCCGTTAGCACATTTCAGCGATTGCTTGAGATGGATATAGCGCCTGAATACCGCCAAGCGGTTGAAGATAATCTTGCTCGTATTATTTGACATAGGTGCTAATAGAGGCGATGCCACAGTTGCCGGTCTAAACCTCGGCTACAAAGTAATTGCCATAGAGCCTTCACGAATGTACCGGGAGCTAATCAAGAACTTTATCTACAACCCAAATGTCATACCGCTGAAATACGCCGTATCTGACAAAGACTATGACCGCGTAGAGTTTTACGAAGCAGCCGAAGATGGGCTAAGCACCCTCAATAAAGACTGGCTGACGGCAGACACAATGCCATACGCAGGTAAAGAGTTTTGGACTACGCAAGCTACAACTATTACGCTAGATACCCTGGCTAATAAATACGGCGAGCCTGACCTCATCAAGATAGATGTTGAAGGCGCTGAGTGGTCAGTATTCAAAGGCATGACCCGCAAGATGGGCGTAATCGCCTTTGAGTGGACATACGCCACGATTGCTGAACATAGCAAGCAATTAGATTACCTAGCCTCACTTGGCTACACAGAGTTTTCAATTCGGTTCATTGAGAATCATCTTCAATTTCCACCTGACGATGATTGGCTGCCGATTGATTTTGCAGATTCACTACAAGGACAAATTGATGCTCGCGCCCGCGCGTGGGAATCGCATGGATGGAAAGTAGCAAACCTACGCCCAACTGCTGATGTTGGAATGTTGTGGGTTCGATAACATAAGGAGAAACTATGGGTCTGCTTGACCGTATCGCTGCGCGAGTAGCGGCAGAGATTACTAAAGCCCCAACACTCCCAACTGGTTCAGTTGCGATGACAGAAACACAGATGCGTAACCAAGCTATTAACCAAAACTCAGGTTATGGCACACAGGTTCCACTTCCACGCGATTCTAATATCGCCAATGTGCCGTTCTCTCCTGGCGTTCCTTTAGTACCAGGTGCGATTAACCCTCTTGGTGAAAGAGGCCGCCCTGACCCACGCCGTTATGAATTTCTTGTTGCTCAGAACATCAACATCACCGAAACACGCCTTGTTCCTTTCAAGACACTTCGCGCTGCTGCTGACCAAATTGACATCATTCGCCGTTGCGTAGAAGTTCTCAAGGCTAAGGTTTCAGCCCTTGATTGGGATATTGTTATTTCAGATTCAGCAAGCGAAAAGATTATCTCTGAATCAGGTGGCAATCACTTACAGGCAATGGATGAAGCCCGCGAAAAGTTAGCTCCTGAGATTGACCGCCTTACAGACTTTTGGAAGATGCCTGATGTTCAAGAAGGCTTGACATTTGCCGATTGGGTTAAACTTTGCTTAGAGGAAGTCCTTGTTCTTGATGCTTGGGCGCTATGGCCTCAAAAGACTGTTGGTGGAGATTTACTAGGCTTTAAGGTTCTTGATGGTTCAACAATCAAGCCACTTATTAACGACCTAGGATTTAGACCAACTCCTGAAGAAGGCCCTGCATACCAACAGATTCTTTACGGCTTCCCTCGTACAGAATTTGGCATTACAGATGATTCTCCTGAAGCAGATGGCGAATTTACATCCGACCAACTGATTTACAACATAATGAACCGCCGTACATGGACTGTTTACGGATACTCTCCTGTTGAGCGTTGCCTCATGGTTGCAGACATTTACCTACGCCGTCAGCAATGGATTCGCGCTGAATACACCGATGGTGTTGTACCTGAGATGATATTTGAAACCGATGCGACCTTTGGTAATAACCCTGAGTTGCTTCGCGCATACGAGAACATCCTCAATGACGATTTAGCCGGACAGACAGAACAACGCAAACGCGCTCGCATTATGCCAGCAGGACTCAAGGCAGTTCAGCTCACAGGCTATGGCGAGAAGTTCTCAGATGTCTTTGACCATTACCTTGTTACCTCTATCTGTGGTCACTTTGGCGTACTTCCAAGTGAAATTGGATTTAGTCAAAAAGGTGGCATGGGTTCTTCAGGTCATCAACAAGGTGAAGCAGAAGCAGGTCATCAACTAGGACTTGAGCCTTTACAAAATTGGCTTGCTAAGATTATTACCAATCTTTCTTACTCATATTTAGGTATGCCACGCGAACTTGAATTCAAATTTATGCCAGCAACTCGCAATGACACAGAACAACAAGCAAACCGTGACGATGTAGAAGTTCGCAATGGCGGAATGACTCTTAATGAGCATCGCGCTGAAAACGGACAACCACTTATTGACTCACCTGAAGCAGATATGCCAATGCTTGTTGCCGGACAATCTGTTTATCTCTTTACTCCTGAAGGAATAGTTGCTGCGGGTACTTCA